GTAGTAAATCCAACAGTGTTTATACCTGCACTATAATCACCCAGTGTTTGATATAATTTTATAGTGCTTGGATTTACAACTTCTGGATAATATGTGGCAGTGTTTACAAGAGTTGTAGTTCCTAAACCAACTACTGAAGTTCCCGAATCATTACCTACGGTTCCAATACCAAGAGGTGGATTGTTATTGCGATCATATATTAAAGGTTGTCCACTTACAATATTATGTCTATCTTGAAATGTTATTGTTTCATCTACATTGTCAACACCACCAGATTCTGATAATAATCTAGCATCAAAACTTAATTCCCTTTTTCTCTCTGCTAAAACTGGTTCTAATACTGCTCCACCACCATTACCACCTTCAATTGTTGCAGATAATACTCTATGGATACCAAATTTTTGTGGATCAACTTGAACTTCGGTTACACTACCAGTAATTACTGGTCTTATTAGGGCTGTTGTATTTCCAATACCTGGACTTGATAATGTAATTTCTGGTGGATTTATAACATCATAATTTTTTCCACCATTTAATAATGTAATTTTATCTAATGGTCCAAAAAATATTTTATCGTTTGATTTATAGTTTTTTATTTCAACACCATTAATTAACATTCCTGTTGATCCTGGATTTGTCTTTACGGATGTAGAATTTACTAAATCTGGATTGAGAGGGAATTTTTTAAATAATTTTTGTGATGCAATCTCCTGATCAAGAGTTCCAACAAGAGAGAAGGTATGTGTTCCAGTACCTGGTTGTAATGATTCAAACTCTACAAAATCTGCTATTGGAATAAACGATCTAGAACGATATAGTCTTATTTGGTTTCCATTTGATAAAACTTCAACAAAATATGAAGATTCTGGTAAATTTGGTATTACTGTTCCTTGTGCAGTATAAAATATCTCATCTCCAGTTATGAATGGTACTGGACTTGGGAAAGATAAGATACTATACTTTAAAGTATTAGGATTATATCCAGAATTTGGTAATTCATTTCCTGCAACAGCTTCTGGCAAAATTGATTTTGGTAATTCAGTGGTTATTTGATATGATGGTAATGAATTAGATGCAACATATAAATTTTCATCCATTTCATTATAAACATTAGTTACATCTGATGTAAGAATATTCTGACCAAAATCCATGTCAGTTTTTGTACTTGAAGCACGATTAATAACTCTTCTCAAATCATAATCACGATTTGGATCTGGTAATACTGTAATATTTGATAGTAATGTTAAATTGTTTATTGATATAGTTGATGTATCTGTATTAATATTACCAACTGTACCAGTAGCAACTACTTCTTCTCCATTTTGAAATAATACTTCAATATTATCACCTATTTTTAAACTTGATTTATCAATATCCCTTGTAAATAAAACAATATTAGCTCCAAATATGTTTTTAATTTCAAATCTTGAAGAAGTGTTATAAATCCAAGAGTTTGCAAATATTTGTTTTTTTGTTCTATCTTCGGATGGATTTAATATTTTTTCACCAACATTTCTGACTGTTATATTTTCACCTTGTGTTAATAAACGAATATCTGATGTTGGAACAAATTTAGATAAAACACCAGTTAATCTTAACTTCACTTCTTTGGTTAAATCACCACCCTCGTAGCCATAATAGTATTCATCTGATCTAATATCATCACTAGTTGATATAATTCCTACAATATTCTGACATCCAAAAAATTGATTGACTGATTTGTCACTATAATAGATATTTGTGCTTATTCCAGATACTAAAGTGCCAGTTGCTCCAAATCCAACAGTTGAGTCAACAGTAATTACAGAAGAACCTGCTGAAACATTTCCAATTACCTTTGTTTTGGGAGTTACACCAAATGTACCTTCAATTAAATCAATATCATTAAATCCAACAAATAAACCAATCTTATAATATACTTTTCCTCTTCTTGTTAATGGTTCAACTTCGGATATTGATGCTTTTGTTGCACTATCGGATGATTTTACGATAGTTTGACCAACTAAATGAATGGGATTACCAGAAAGTGCTTCTGCAAGAACTATTTCTCTTCTTATATACTCTGCTGTTGATGGTTTAATTAAATATTGCTCTAAATCTAAAATTTTAGGTGTTTCATTATATAATACATTGAATAATATTCTAAATGATTCTTCTGTTCCTTTTGACTGATATAAAGATTTTGAATTTTTGATGAAATTGCTTACATCAAGATTATTAACAAAATTTACATTCTCTAAACCAGGTGTAAGTAATTTTTTTGTCTTTTTATAAAACTCTTTAAGAAAAAGTGCACTTAAATTAACAACAGTTGCATCATTTTCATGATTTGTTGCTACTGTGTCTGAAAATACTAATTCTGACGGATTATTATCATGATGATATGTTGTAATGCCACTAAAACCACGAATGCATCCTGTAAAACTATTAGTTGTAATTCCAGTATATGTTATGACCTCATTTTCAATTTTAAAAAGACCATATTCATTTGGAAACCCTTTGGTACTACTAACATTTACAGTGGTATCGGTGATTGTAATATCACTTGTTAGTTTTGTTTCCCCAACAACAACTTCAGGTGTTAAATTATCTAATTTTATGTACTGATCTAAATTATCAGTAAGGTCAATCGGACCTCCCTGATATTCTTGGGATATGTAATACTGTTTTAGAAAATCTACTGCCTTTGGACTTTCAGATATTAAAAACTCAGGTATTTGGTTTTCAATTATCTGTTGGACTTTGACTCTTTTATCAATTCCAGTGGTTATCATATTATCCTCTTACCAGTGCTCCATTTGCATAACTTGATGTAACCTTATATCCGACACCTGATATCTGTTCACCAGAAGTAATTGTGTCCTTAACCATATTTATGGCACTATCTCCAACCGCAAAACTGAGGTATAGATCTTTTAACCCAATAACATCATTTGACTCAGGAAATGCTTGAATTTCAATAATATTATTATCTCTTTGTGTAGAAGTGATATTGACTGTTGATATAATAACTTCTCCATGCTCATAATCAACAATTCCAGCAGAAGCTACGATCAACTGACCTTGTGATAACTCATTATCACCCTTTACAATCGCTATAACACCTCTTCCACTTCCATCCAAAGATCCAGCAGCATTTTTATTTGGTATATCTGTAAAATACAACATATCAGTCTGACCTTCAATTGTAAATCCAGTGCTTTTTATGTTTTTACCCTCTGGATTAATATGAAATCTATTACCATAGCATAATTCATACTGTGCAAACTGATTTGTCAATGCTTTAAGGTTTCTTCTAATTCTAACTCTTGTTATATTTGATGTTATTGCATCATCAATGTTATCAATAACGTTTAACATCTTACTATATTTAAACCTTCCACCAAATTTATTAAGATCAGTAGAGGAACCATAAGTTAAAAGTCCATTTGTAATATTTGTTTTTAATTCTGATACAGTTGTCACTTTTGACTGATCATAGTAAACAAAAGAATCTAATTCAACGTAGAGTAATTTGAGATCAAGTATTTTTTGATTGATACCTGCAAGAGTATATCCCTTTAAGTTTGATAATATTGATTGTTTATCAAAGTCTGATACAAATTCACCATTTTTTGGCTTAATTGTAATTAAAACTGTTCCAAATTCTGGTGGATCAAGTTCTTCACCACCAACAACAGAAACTGACTCAGTATTAGGATATATTTGTTGAATTACAGACTCATAATCCCTTGCTGTAACTGCTCTGTACTGTGACGAATACAGTCTAGGTGCAAAATACTTAATTGAGTCAATTGATTCAATATTACCTCCATTAGCTGCTGCTGAGACTGTTGTAATTGTTGGTGTTACCGATGGTAATTGAATTTGATTTGATGAAGAAACTGTACTACCTGCATATGTAAATGAAGCAGGACCATTTCCTTCAATACCATCCGTTACAATGTAAGAAACAGTGATAATAGAGTCATTTTCTAGTTTTTTACCAAATACACCATCACCAAATAACAATTCATACCTCTCATCAGTGATTTCTTGTATTAAATATGTCTCTGATATATCAGTAATGTTTAATATGTTGTCTACTTTGCGATATTCTTTTCCCAAACCAGTGTCAGCAGCACCTTTTACAAAAACTTTAATGGTTGAAGTGTCAATAAATGAGTTTTCAAGTAAAAATCTTTGATCTAGTGAACCATCCACTATGAAAGTCTTTGATAGATAAGTTCCTTGGTATATTACAATGCCTTCAAATGATGCAGTGCTGCTTACAATGTTACCGTTTGCATCTGTAAGTTGTGTTGTAACTGTTGTAATTGATTCTGGGATTGAAAATACATATGAAGTGTCATTTTGTGATCCAACACAGACTAAACCTGCTTGTAAAGTGAGAGTTGGAGTATTACCAGAGGTTGTAACATCAAAAGAAACTGTTGCTTGGGCAGCAGTTCTTGATTTTGGCACATATCCAATGTTTCTTGCAAGAGAAACCACATTTTCACGAACTGTAGCAGAGTCTAAAAACGACTCATTAACAATCATGTTGGAATTAAATGCTGTTATGTAAGTATTATATGCTAATGTGTCAATTAAAACTGAAAAATTAGATCCTTCAAAGTCAAAATCAGTAAAATTTGAATTTGCACGGAGGTAATCCTTAATTGAAGTCTTAATTTGGTCAAAATCGAGGTTTGTAAACTTGGTAAAAGGCATTTATCTTGTTGCTTCGAGTATGAATGTGAATTCTTGTGTAGGAATGTCCTGTCCAACAACAGTAAAGAACACCGTAACCTCAAATTCGTTAGTATCTGGTTTCGGAGTAACTTCAACTGACACATTATCTATTCTAGGTTCAAAGTTTTCAAGTGTAATTTGAATTTGGTTCTGAATTACAGACGCAGTACCAAAATCTACGAACTCAAATAGGCTATCACGTACCTCAGACCCTATTGCAGAGTTAAAAAATCTCTCAGTGGGGATAGTTTGTACTAAATTTCTTACAGATTTTTTAATTGCATTCTCATTTTTGAGAATTGTAAGGTCTTTTGTGATTGGATGAGGGGTAAAAGACAAACTTATGTCCTTAAATTCCCTTGAAACCCGCTTTATTGCCATATTAACAAGAGTTTTCCTGTTTTATTTATGACACTTTTTTGTAAATAATATTATTTATCCTAATTCTGGTTCAATTTCGTCTTTTTTAGACCTTTCTTTTGCTGTTTTCCAAAAATAATTCTCTTCTGAACCCAATCCATCACGATCATGTCCGTTTTCTACCTGATAATATACAGTTGAAACCTTAAAATCGGGTACTTTTGGTGTTTCTGGTGTAATACTGTTATCATAGATACGCATTCTATTGTTTGGATAGAGACAAAACTGTCCATTATCCAATTCGAGAAGGTTATGAGACTTATGTTCGGCAGGTTGTTCACTTGTTGAGTAGTCAATTGCGTCTACATCTGAGTGGTAATTGTCTAAAGTGCAAATATATGTACCAGTTTGGTTGCCATAGTCCCTTGTCATGACCTCATAATGCATAGATCCGATAAATTGCTTCTGAACTGCAACAACTCCATAGTCCATACAGTTCCAAAACTGTAAATTATGCAGTGTCATATCGGGTTTTGGAGTCTCAGGGTCACTTGTAAACGCAGAAATTGGCAATTTATCAAACATTGCAGCGTATTCTGGTAAATAAGTCTCAAAATAAAAGGCACGACCAGGTATACTTTTCGCAGATACCCAGACTCCTTTTACAAATTCACCATGACCACTCTTATGATC